TAACACCGGAAGAACTATCATTTTTAGAGAGTAAGAAATCTACGTTGAATGATATTTGTATATTAACAGAAGTACCTAAGCCTATACTAGCTAGTTTGGATGACATTAAGTTTGACAATGCAGATGCTAGTATGACTATATTCATGCGAGAAACTATCCAACCGCTCATGGTACAGCTTACAAGTAGGCTTAATGAGTTTCTATTACCTGATGATCTAACTCTAAAGTTTACTGATCCAGTACCGGAGAATAGAGAAGAAACTAGAAAAGACCTAGAAACAGCAAATACTATTCACGCTATGACAATTAACGAGAAGCGTGACGTGTTAGGCCTAGATCCAGTTAAAGATGGTGATGATATATTAGTGCCACTTGGATTATCTCCACTTGGAGCAGAAGATTTTGGAAGCCCTAGCAACGAAACTGCTAAGGGATCAAAAAAAAAAGTAAAGAATCATCCACTGGAAGATCCTGCTGTTCGTAAAGTTTACAGTAAATATAAAGTAGCTAAGGAAGATAGCCGTGAGAAGAAGTTGAGAAAAGAGTTAGATATATATTTCAAAGAACAAAGGGATAGGATAATAAACAGTGCTATTCCAGCAGAAAATAGAAGTATTACGAAAGATGTTATAGACGAAGCGTTTAATGAGAGTTATGAGATAAAGATAGCAGTAGAGAAGTTTAAGCCTATTATGGAAGCATTTTTACTTGCTAGTGGTAATGAGTCGTTACAGTTTCTAGGATTCTCAGGTAAGTTCGTACTATCCGGTGAAATGGCTGGATGGCTTGATAAAAAGGTAAACGTATTCTCTAAGGAAATAAACGACACTACTTTCAAGCAGCTAAAGAGTCAGTTCAGTCAGAGTCTTGAAGCCGGTGAGGGTAGAGAACAACTAGTAAGACGTATAGATAATACATATTCAGATATAAGTAAGGGTAGAGCTAGAGTTATTGCAAGGACAGAAGTACACAATGCAAATTCATACGGTACGTTCCAGGCCTACGATCAAGCTGGAATACAAAGTAAGATATGGGTAACAGTAGGAGATGGTAATGTTCGTGAAAGTCATTCTATGGTAGATGGCGAAAAGAAGCTAATGACTATACCATTCACTAACGGGCTTATGTATCCAGGAGATATAACAGCTCCGGCCGGGGAAGTAATTAATTGTAGGTGCAAAATATAAATAAACATATATAACAAATATTTATGAAAGCAAAGAAGCAAAAAAAGTTAGTTGAGCTGTTTAATATAAAGCTCAAAAGCGTAGATAAGGACAGTGGAACTCTAGAGGCTATTTTCTCTACAGCAGATGAAGATAGACATGGTGACGTTGTTAAACAAGATTGGGATTTGAAAAGTTATAAGAAGAACCCAGTTATTATAGACAGTCACGATTACAACGATGCAACTAAAGTCGTAGGTAAAGCTATGAAAGTTGGTATGGATGAGAAAGGTAAAAACCTAACCGGTAAGATTAAATTTGCTGTAGATGAAAACCCAAGAGCAAAGATCATATTTGATCTATATGCAGGTGGATTCTTAAACGCATTTTCTGTTGGCTTTCTGCCAAAAGAATTTGATGATAAGGGTGTTATATTAAAATCAGAGTTGTTGGAAGTTAGCGTAGTTAGTATACCGGCTAACGCTAGGGCATTGGCAAAGAAGAAAGGTATAAACGTTGATTTATTAACCGAAACTAAAGATGGACAACCAAACAAGAATAATGATGACAATAAAAAGTCAGTCGCAAGGAAAAAAAGCAAGAAAAGCGACAATGGTAAAGGTAAACGGAAGAAAGTTAAAAAAGCAGATAAGGATGGAAAACCTGCCGGAAATGAAGTTGTCAAAAAAGAGTTTGAGCGTTGGGATGAAACCAACGAGTACGTAAGATATAAGGTTAGAGATATAGATGAGTTTGGCACTCTCAGTCGTATAGTGCTAAAGACAGAATTTCCTAAGATTGAAGCTACTGTAGGTACTTTGAAGCTAGGTGAGCCGGGTAAGGGTTACGTTCAAATGTTATTCTTTCCTAAAGCAGACGGTTGGACTACAGACGATACAAAGAAATGGTTGATGTCTAATAAGAATAAAAGTGTTGATGGCGCTGTGACTAATGAAGCTAAGGATGTTAAGGAAGCGGTTAGCACTATAGATAAGAAAGCAGGAAAGATGTTATTGATCAGATCGGCAGTTGAGATGACAATGGAAAAAAGAATTAATGGATTAAAGAGGATAGGCGATGCTATAAGTATTGTCAGCGAAGCAACTAGTGACCTGCAAGGTTCTAGTAGCGTAAGAAAAGCTGAAAGTATAAAACTCATCAACAGGTCGGTAAAGTCCTTATTAAAGTTAAAAGGAGAATAGACAATATGTTAGAGATAATGAAAATGATAAAACTTTTACTAGCTAAAGGTTTTGCAACTGCAGAGGAAAAGGCAGCTTTTGTAAAGTCAGTAGATGAGTTAGAAAAAGAAGAAGAAAAAGAGGCTCTAGCGGATGATGCCGCTAAAGTAGATGAATTACCTGAAGAAGATCCAAAGCCAAAGGAAGATGCTAAGGAAGATGAAGCAGAAGTTGCTAAGATGATTGGCAATATGTTAGAGGGTAAAGTTAAGGAGATTAAGGAATCAGTAGAGAATAGTATAGATAAGCACGTTAAAACTTTAGAGGCTAATGCTGAGAAGCGTATGTCACTTTACAATGACGCTGCTAAAACTAAGAGGGTTGGGATGAATGAGTATATCCGTAATATTTCTAAGGAAGTATTAGCAGGTAACGACATCAAGTTGAAAGAAATGACAACTGATGCTACTGGTAGTCCTTACGCTGGTTATACGGTTGATAGTGAGCTATCAGCAGAGGTACGTTCTATGATGACTGAATATGGTGTTGCTCGTAGAGAGTTTATGTCAATTCAACTATCTAAGAATAGTTATAAGCTAAATGAACTGGTAACAGACATTGTAGTTTATTGGGTAGATGAAGCTGGTGATATTTCATCCAACCAGGTTGTGTTAGGCCAAAACACATTAGAGTTAAAGAAATTGGCTGTCATAGTAAGTATGACTAACGAGTTGTTAGAAGATGAGGAAATTGATTTGTTTGATTTCGTTGCAAGACGAGTTGCACAAGCATTTTCACGTGAAGAAGATGAAGAATTTTTCACAGGAGATGGTACAGTATTTACAGGTATATTAGAGTTAAGCTCAACTGTAAACATTGTTACTATGTCAGGTAGTACTTTCGCAAGTATTACAGCAGATGACTTCCTAGATATGGTTGACGCTACACCAGAGGGAGCATTAGCAAACGGTAAGTTCTATATGAATAGAACTGTTATGTCATTAGTTAGAACATTAAAGACCACTACTAATGAGTATATTTACCAAAAGCCAAGCGAAAATGGTCCGGCAACATTATGGGGCTACCCAATAGTGTTCACAGAGGTTATGCCTAAAGCATCAGCTACGGCTGCAGCTACAGCGTTTGTAATCTTTGGCGACCTAAAGCAAGGTGCATTGTTTGGTTATAAAGGCGGATTAAGAGTTTCAAGATATGAAAGCGGTTCTGTAAGGAACGTAGCTGACAGTGCCGACTTGAACTTATTGATGTCAGACAGACAAGCTGTACGTTGGATTGAGAGAGTAGGTTGGGTTCAAATCATTACGACTTTGGACAAGCCAATCACAATCTTAAAGACTGCTGCTGCTTCAGCATAGATCTATTTAAGATTTATATAAAAAGGGCAGAAGTCCTGCCCTTTTCTATAAGCACTAAATATGAAAAAGTTTATCTACATAAACAAACAGACGGGGAAGAAAGTTAAGAGCAACAGGTATTTAAGTGACCGTGCCTTAAAGTTAGTAGCGTATAATGACGTGCCGGATAAGACTGTAGCAAAAAACACACAAATGAATAATCATTTAATATTACAAAAACATGGCAGCTAAAGGATATACAACATTAGCAAAAGTAAATCAATATACCGGCAAGAGCTTAATTCAGGCCGATGTAGCTGATTTAATATTAGCAGCAGAGAAATATATAGATAAGATAACTGGCCGTAACTTTGTAGCAGATAGTGCAGCTAGTGCAAAGCTGTTTGATGGTTGTGGCAGTGACTTAATACTGATTGATGACTGCATAGAAATAACGAAAGTAGAGAAAGGTAGTAATTCATGGGGTGATAGTTTCGCAGAAGTAGAGGCATTTGTTCAGGAAACTAATAATACTGGATACTTAAAACTACCAACCAATTATGAAGCAGATGGATACCCTATCAAGAAACTAGCATTAAGAAGTTCTACCTGGTTGGCAGGACATGCTAATCAAAGAATTACAGCTAAGTGGGGATATTCGGAATTAGTACCAGCAGATGTAAGTTTTGCGGCCACAGTAATGGTATCCGGTATGTATATGTATGGAGTGGGCGGAGCTATGGGTGGTGTTAAATCTGAAAAGATTGGTGAGTATAGTGTTTCATACGCAGATAAAGATGGCTGGGCAGACTTTAAGAAAGCTCAGGATATATTAAATAGCTATGTTAAGTTTCTAATATAATGGGAATTGAAAGATTTTTTACAAAAACATTTACAGTCAAGAGAGCTACATGGTCAGGTGAGAGTAGCGCTAATGTTACTGAGGGTACTTTTTTAGGACACATACAGCAATTAACAGCAGCACTAGCACAAAACCTTAATTTAGATCTAACACGATCGCTGAGAATATGGTGCGCAGTTGATGAAGATGTAAAGGCGGGAGATCAAATTACATACGATGGAAATTCATACTCTATACAGTCTATCAATACAAGGAACTATGATGACGCTAGTGGTAATCAACATTTAGAGATATTTGTAGAACAAGATGTAAACACATAATATGTCAAACCAATTCAACATACAGATAAAGGGAATAAAAGAATTTGAAGCAGCTATAAAGCGTAATCCGAGAGTTATCAAAGAAGCGTTGTCAGATTTCTTCACAGAGGCATTAGCCTTGTACAACAGAGGAATTATAAGACAACCGTGGCGAGTTGGATCGGGTGGTGGTGGTTCTCCAGTAGATACAGGACATTTAAGAGATACACACCAAACAGAGATCAAGCCCTGGGAAGCGGCAATATACCCTAGTCAGCAAGTACCTTACGCAGTTTATGTTCATGGTAGAGATGGAGATAGTAGAGGGCGGCCGTGGATGACGTATGTGTTTAATAAAAACAGATTAGCAATAGCAGCCCTACAAGATAATTTATTAAAGTTCTTAGTTAAAGATTTAGCAAAGTAATATGGCACAAGTAATATACACAACATTAATAGACAAGATAAAAAGTACACTAGAGTCTGTTAGTAATATAAAACTGATAAAGGCATATCCTACTAGCAAGTT